TTCCTTGTTTCTTCTTCTCTTAGCAGAAACTCAGGTTCAACCGTAACGCCAAACTTTGAAAACTTCGAGGACAGATACAAGACTCCAAAGAGCCCTTGGGTTGTGTCTCAGAACTTTGGTGGTTCACCACAAAATCTCTTTAGAGTTTGGTCTTTGGATGACGGTGAATATGCAAATAAGCGTGTGAAGTTCTCCATTGAGAACATTACACCATCTGTAAGCACTGTTGACCAATATGGTACATTTGACCTTATTGTTCGTGATTACAACGACACAGATAAGAACAAAAAAGTTCTTGAACAATGGAGAGGTTTGTCCCTCAATCCAAATGCACAAAACTATGTTGCAAAAGTGATTGGAGACTTCCACACATTCTGGAACTTTGATAACTCATCCGATCGTCAAAAGCTCATCACTCAAGGAAACTACCCAAATGCTTCCTCTTACATTCGTGTAGAGATGGACGCTCAAGTTGAAGATGCTGAGATTGATCCAACAGCACTTCCATTTGGTTTCCGTGGTGTTCAACATTTTCAAGTTTCGGGCTCTGCGCCGTTCGGAAATCAGAATGATGATGGAACATATTACGTAACTGGTTCGGGTACAGATCCAATCACTTATCGCTTTGTTCAGCCACCAATTCCTTACAGAAAGTCTCTTTCAAGAGGAGCTTCACCTAACCAAACAGTTGACCGCAGCTTGTATTGGGGTGTTCAATTTGAGCGTCAAACCTCTGTAACTGAACCAAACAAATCGACAGAGATTGAGACAGGCATTGGAAGCTTCGTTCAATACTATCCAGATTTCCAAACGAATTGGGCAGACTTTGTTGTTTATGACAACCAAGGCGCTCAAGCAACAACTGAAAATGGTATTGTTGATGCAGATGCATACAATAACAACTATTTCACTTTGAATAAAGTCAAGATCAAGTACACTCCTTCAACAGGTCTTGTTGATACTGTGAATGCTGTTACATGGTCTTATGTTCGTCAAGGAAATATCTCAAATGACTCAACAAACGGTTTCCGTGCTCTTGCAACTTCAGACCTTACAGACAGCTCTGTAAGACAGTTGGCTAAGTTCACAGTACCTCTTTTCGGTGGATTTGATGGAGTCAATATCTTCAATCAAGGAACACGTTACTTTACGAACGTTGCTGTTGAAGAAGAAATGGATAACACAAACCGCGGAACGGTGGATGGTCCAACGGTAAGTTCATATCTTACAGCTTTGAACATCTTGTCAGATGTAACAGAAGTTGATATTCAACTTCTTGCACTTCCAGGAATTCGAAACACCTACGTTACAGACAACGCATTGAATATGGTTGAGAACCGTTATGATGCTTTGTATTTGATGGATATTCAAAACATCGATGTAAACAGCACAGAAGTTTCAAGTTCTTCACAAACTCTTTCTGTTGTCAACACTGCAAACAACTTCAACAACAGAGGATTGAATTCATCTTTCGGTGCTGCATACTTCCCTGACGTTGTTATCCGTGACGACTTCAACAACACAACTAGAACAGCAGCTTCAACCGCAGCAGTTCTTGGTGCATTTGCTAAGAATGACAGCGTTGGATACCCATGGTTTGCTCCAGCAGGTTTCACAAGGGGCGCTCTTGAAACAACAGTTCGTCCAGCGGTTCGTCTTTCACGAGACAACTTGGATGACTTGCAGTCCGCAAACATCAATCCATTGGCTGTATTTGCAGGTTCTGAAGGAACGGTTGTTTGGGGTCAAAGAACACTTCTTCAAACTGAAAGTGCATTTGATCGTGTAAACGTTCGTCGTCTCTTGATTTCTCTTCGTCGTCAAGTCAAACAGATTGCTGACCGAATCATCTTTGAGCAAAACAGAGAAGCAACACTTGAGCGTTTCTCAAACTTGGTAAAACCAATCTTGAAGCGCGTGCAAGATAACAAGGGTGTTGACAAGTATCTTGTTCAAATCGATACAACAACGACCACGTTGGCAGATATCGAAAATAACACCATTCGTGGAAGAATCATGATTCTACCAACGAAGACTTTGGAATTCTTGGATATCTCCTTTGTTCTCAACAACAGAGGCAACTTTATTGCAGGATGATAGAAGATGAAGTTAACTTCGAAACAAATAAATAAACTAGCGGAGAAGTTGACTTTGTCTTCTTTGAAGCAGGTCATGAAAGAACAGCTTGATAGTTCGCCTGAAATGTCTGGTCCAAAAGGACGTTCACGTGATGAACTGGCTCTTGCTTATTCACTTTTGACTCGTAATATCGATCCAGCCAACTTTGATATGGATTTGGAACATTCTAAGGTTGTTCCACTTCTCATGTCAACTTCATACGAAGACGAAATCGATATTGAAAGTCTGGATCCAGAAATTCGAAAACAGCTTGATGACGTTGTTTTTGAATATGGAACATTGTATGATGATGACATTGTTTGGGATGCAAAAGAGCTTGCCAAGAAAAAGAGTGGTGAACACGGCATTTCATTCGGCGGACTAGATGAAGGTTGCGACGAAAAACTTGAGGAACAAATCGAGCCGGAAACTGATGGTAAACTTGCTTGGTTATTTCGTTTCAGAGCAGAGAATGGTCTTTCAAACGAAGAACTTCTTGAAGACATTGCAGAAATTTGCCAGGGAAATGAAACTGTTTGGAAGTATCTTGTTCGTGGATTGAAGAACAAATACGGATATAAGGTAGGATGAGATGAAAATTACAAAGAAACAACTTNNTCGACCGCCTCGAAACTTAAAAAAACACTGAGGGAACTCAATAAAATTCGACAATCATTGGCTATAAATCATAGCGATTTCAGACGAGTGATGAAAATCCTAAAAGAAATTCAAAAAGAAGTTGAAGATTTAGAAAAGAGAGTTTCTGATGCCGCTTGGAAAGATAATCCAGGCATGGGCATGGAACGTGATTTCTGATCTCGTTTGGATGGTTTACTTTCTCATAATGGTATTGGTTCTTTCTATTGCCAATACCTTGTTCATTGGTGGACTTCTGTATTTGATTTTGAACATTCAACCAAAGTTTCATCAACTGATAAGCAACTTTCGAAAAAAGAAAAAATAAGACTAATTAAACAAAGAAATCAGAATAGCTGATATTTGGAGATAAAAGATGGCAACTACATTAGGCGTAACCGAAATGCTTCCTACGAAATTTGAACCAATCGCAAAGCGTCGATTTGTTCTTGCAATTGAGGGAATTGACAGTTTCCTTATCAAGACAGCAGCTCGTCCAACAATGGCAACAGAGGAAGTTGCTATTCCTTGGATCAACAGCACTCGCTACATTGCAGGAAAAACAACCTTTGAAACAATGACTGTTACGCTTCATGACGCCATCGCTCCATCAGGCGCTCAGCAGGTTATGGAATGGGTTCGTCTTTGCTTTGAAAGCGTCTCAGGTCGTTCCGGCTATGCTGATTTCTACAAGCGCGACATTCAAATCAAGATGCTTGATCCTGTTGGAACAGTCATTCAACTTTGGGATATCAAGGGTGCTTTCATTACAAACGCAACCTTTGGTGACTTGGCAATGGAAGGTTCTGACCTTGTTGAAATTTCTCTTACAATCCGATTTGACAACGCGGTTTTGCAGTTTTAGACTATATCTTTAGACAATGCAGTCTTGAGTGGCTACACTTCAATTAAGAGGTTGTAGCCATGTTTATTTGTCCATATTGTCAAAACAGTTATCCATCACTCATTTCTCTTTCTGCTCATTGCAGAAAAGGACACAAGGTTTCATCAAAAGAGTTTTATACCAAATACTTTTTGAATGACATTGCTCCGAAGTGTAAATGTGGTTGTGATGAGGAGCCAAAATTTCTTGATATTACAAGAGGTTATCGAGACTTTATTCAAGGACATCAGTCTCGGGTCAAGAATAACTTCGTATCAGAGAAGATACAGCAAAAGAGTGCTTCAACACGAAGAAAAATGGTTGAAGATGGGACTTGGAAACCTTTTCATTTGAATGAAACTGGTGAACATTGGGCGAAGGGTCTTACAAAAGAAACTGATAAACGCATTGCCAAAATGTCTCAGTCCATTGTAAAAGGTCCAGAAAAGGAAAAGCGTTCAAAACGAATGAAAGAAAATCGCTTGAATGGAACTATTCCAACTTTGTCAGGCAAGGACCATTCACAATGGAAAGGTGGAACTTCATCTCTTTTAGCCACGTGTCATGCGAGTAAAAAACTTTTTGAAAAATGGAAATATCCAAAACTTGCAGCATCAAATTTTTCTTGTGAAAAGTGTAAAGCAAGTAGAAATGATACTCCAAGAGCAGACCTTGAAGTTCATCACAACAAAGAACAAATGAGTGAAATTGTAAGACGTATAGCTATCTCTAACAATTGGAAAGATTATTTTGGTCTTCCAACAACAGAGGAAACATTTGCTCTAAAACAAAAAATCTCTAATGAAGTCGCTCAATATCATATTGACAACAACGTCTCAGGAATTGTTCTTTGTAAATCCTGCCACAAAGAAGAACATGACAAACACAATCTTTGAAAAATTAGCACTGAAATGTCATACTCAAGCTATGAAACAGAAATGTCCAAATTGTTCATCGACCAATCTTTATTGGGCTTATGATTGCCACACATATAAATCCGGAACAAATCCAGATGGAACACCAAGATTTCTGTCTTGTCATCCATGTGATAGTGCCATTCGATATTCATGTGAAGATTGTAGATGGACGTTTGTTCATGGTTTGAATAAAGCAAATCCTCGAACAGAAGAGAATGAGAAAAGTAGACCTGACTGGATTGTTGGAGATTTGGAGTTTACAAAAAATTTCTTTTCACCTATTCCCGCTCCTGGGGTTGTAAGTATTTGGGATGATGATGAATAATTTCTCTATTTATCCTCATGATTCCTACGAAACCAACGAAAGTCGGTTCAACTGACACAGCTTTAGGTACTGATGCAAAGTCCTATGCAGAACGTCAGAAACAAAAGAAACTCGATGCCAAGAAACAGGCTTTGAAAGGTCTTGAAGATGTAGCTTCCTCAAAGGAAAAAGAACAACTTCAATCGGTCCTTGAAGGCATTGTTGATATGATTGTTGAACAAGAAGTCGAAGCCTCCAAAGATGATATCTTTGGAGAGTTTTTGTTTGGTGATCAGCGAGCTGAAACTAGGGCTTCAAAAGAAAAGAATACCCCCGAAGAAGATGAACTTCTTGATTCCTTAGCGTCTTGGATAAACGACACTCATCACACTGCCCTTTCATCCAATTTTGAAGAAGCTTGGAAACTTGTTCGTCAAGGAAAGTATGAAAAGTTTCTAAAGCCAGATGAAGAACGTCCTGTTTATCGGATTGTTCATGGTTTCAATGTGGCAAAAGCCCTTGGACTAACATCAAATCCAACCTTTCAGAAAAAGATTGAAGATTTGAAGAATGGTATTGAGCTCCAAAAAGTTCTTGATAATATTCCTTTCAAAGTCGATATTCCTATTTCTTATCCGCCGCCAAACAAAAAACTTCAGTCTTGGGGAATTGAGCCTCTTATATTGCAGAATTTCCTAAAAGGGGGAGAAGTGAATATCTTGATGAAGACAGTGCCCAATCCATCAAATGGAAAATTCCTTCTAAACCCTTATGAAATGACCTCGAACTTACGACCGAAGGACAGCGATCATGTGGCAATGATCAACATGCTTTCGACTGAAGGTGAAGTTATTTCTTTCGGAGATGTGAAAGTTCAAGCTGCGACAGCAGTATTTATATCAAATGAGTTTGGTACCGTATCCCTAAGAAGGATCATCCGAAGCATGTATGATCTGATGGAGAATGAAAATGAGTAAGAAGAAAAAGTTCACAATCAAAGAAAACATCTCAAGTTCAGAAACCCTAAGTGAACAAGATTGGGTTCCGTCTCCTTGGGAGATTGATCGTCAAAAGAAAGAAGAAGACGAAAGAAATCAGCAGAAGCAGGATGAACTTCAACTTCCAAATCCAAATGATGAAGCACCTTGGTATTGGGATGATAAATCAAGCAAAGAAAATGAAGATGAAGAGAAACGAGGAATTGAAATTGTTGACCTTTATGGTGAAGGTAAACTTCGACTTCGTGACCTTCTTTCTGTTCGTCCTGCTCTTGTCTCACCTCATCTATTTGGCTTCAACGGCAAGGCACCTAGAAGGCTCTCTGAGGCTGTGCAAATAAATGAAGGGGACCTTGCAGAGGGTGGATATTCAAAACTGATGAGAAGCCTCACAGGACAAGAAAAAAACATTTCATCAATCGGAATTGTGACAGCAGAAAATCCATTTGCGAAGGAACTGCCTCCAGAAGAAAACAAGAAGAGAAACAAGATGCTTGCACAATCTCTACGTCAAGCTGGTTATGGTTTCTACCAAATACAAGGCAAATATGGAAACGTTGAAAAGCCTTTAGTTATTCCAAACATTTCGAAAGATGATCTACTTTTCCTTGGAAAGAAGTTTGAACAAGAAAGTGTAATCTTCGTTGAGAGACAAGAAGATGGTCAAATGAAAGCAGAACTTCTTTACACAGATGGCTCTGGAAATGCCACGGAACCAAGAAGTGTTGTTCTTCCTGTTGCGCAAGATCAAGATGATTTTTATTCGATTTACAAAGGAAGAAAGTTTGTCATTCCGTTCTTCAATGACCTTTTCTCTGGTGCAACGATGAGTGGCGGTCGTGTAAACTATCCAGAAAAGACAGAAGAGTCATGAGCATCAAAAAATTAATATTTGAAGACGCTCCGTCCGAAGCCAAACCAAATGATGTTTTTGGCAAGTATCTCTTTGATAGAGACAGAAAAGACATTTCAAAAACAGAGAAACAACCAGAGACTCCAGAAGAAGAAGATTTCAAGAAAGGACTTTTTCAATGGATCAATAGTCAGGTGGCGGACAAAATAGCTCAGGAATTTCCGGACGTTTACAAACTGGCACAGAAAGGCAAGTATTCAAACTTACTTGTTCCGGAAAATGAACCGATTTATAGAGGAATTTCTTTTAGTTCTGTAAATTTAGATTTGTTTTTCAATACGACTGGACTATCAAAAGAAGACCTTGCAAGAAATCCTGGCGACGAACGTCTTTGGGTTTTTGAAAATGGTGTATTGGAAACAGAGCATTCTCCTATATTGTCATGGACTACAAAAAAAGAAATTCTGAAAGAATTTGCATATTCTTTCCAAGAATATGTTGTTTTGTTCAAGACGACACCAATAAAGAAGAATGGTAAGTTTCTGCTAAACCCTGATGAGTTGAACTCAAAGGTAAAGATGCCAAAACTTTATAAGAAAGAGAACGAAGTAATTTCTTATGGTCCTGTTCGTTATGAGAAGATGATCATTTGGATCAATCCAGAAGAATCAAAACAAACTGGGGAACCTCGTGCTAATTCAAAATTCCTTTTCAAGGACATGTTCGCAAACTTGTGAGAAAGATAAACTCAAATGTTTTCTCTAAAACAAATTCTTTTATGTGAGAATGATGACATTGAATCCCATCTTCGATCGCGTGATGTTGATCTATCAAAGACACGGGTGATTATGGACAAGGAAAACAACCTTGCCGTTTTCCTTCTTTTCAACCTTTCCGGTCAACTCGTTGGATATCAACAATACAATCCAAAAGGAACCAAGACAGGTAACGACAGCAGAGACAGGGATAAGGCAAAATACTGGACGTATATTACAAAACATCCAGAAAAGACCATTGGTGTTTGGGGCTTGGAAACTGTCTTTGACAACCAAGATTTCCTATTTGTCACAGAGGGTATCTTTGATGCTGTCAAGCTGCACAACATTGGAATGCCTGCAATTGCTGTTCTAGCAAATCATCCTAAGATGCTAAAACCATGGTTTGCTGCCATGAATAAAAAAGTCATTGCCGTTGCCGACAATGACGATGCTGGAAATAAACTAAAGTCTGTTGCTTCTATGTCTATCAGCACACCAAAACCCTATAAAGACCTTGGTGAAATGCCTCAAGGAGAAGTTAGAAACTGGTTGAAATCTGTTCTACCTGAACTGTTCAGCGAATGAACGTCAGTCTTTCTTCTTTTTCGAAGACTTCTTTACCAAGATAGAACCATCAATTGCTTTCTTGATTTTTTCATCAGTTTCTTCTGATGTATTGCCCGTGAGGCTCGGTTCGCAAGAAGTAATGTCATGAATGCTTTGATAAAGCTTCATACATCGATCGTAAAGCCCATCATTTACTTTACGATGAATGCGTCCCTGTTCACAAAGTTTTGCAATTTCTTCCAAGTCTCGAATTTGTTTTCTCAGTTCTCCAGCAAACTTCATTTGCTTTTCTTGGAAGCTGATAGCAGCTTTCATTCTCTTTTCATATATTTTGAGAGGAGAAGGACGAGAAGCAAGAACTCGAACCTTGTTCCATTTCTTCTTGATGATTTCTTTTAGTTCGTAAAAAACAGAAGCACTTTGAGTGCTTGGTATAAGGTTTTCATCAAAGGCAAAAATGCCACAATGTGTGGTCCAAGTAAAATAGAATTGCTTCCCTTGTTTCTCTACACCAAACACAGGTATATTTTTACTGATGATTTCCTCTTTCAGTTTTTCGCCATCCAAAACAAAGGATGATGGACAAGGAAGAAAAGGAAGAAGGTCATTTCGACCATAAGGTGCAGCGCACCAATCAAAAAATACAGAAATTTTTCTGATCTTTTCCTTCAGGACAGGATCTATGTTTTGTTCTTCTTTGAACCATTGTCCCCGTTCAATCCAACTTATCTTTTGTGGAAGAAGATTTCTCTTTTCCTTTCCCTTGAAACGGATAAAGGTATAGAGATCATCAAGAGTTTTTAGAACATCAATTGTTTCTATTTCCATCATTCTTGAACTTTCTTCTTCCTCTTGTCCGTACGAAGAAGTCGAGGAATGCCACCTTGAAGTGCCTTGTCGAAAATCTTCAAGCTCTCTTCCTTGGTTTTGCCGATGATAGGATTATGTTCTTTTATATGCTTCAAGGAGTAGTTGAGGTCATTCAAAATTCCTTGGACTTCATTGATTTTTCTCTTCGAAATCCCACTTTCATCAATATCTTCTCGAAGCTCTTTCAAAACTCTTTCAAGTTTTGAAATGTCCGGAAGAAGTTCCAACTGCTCCTGTTGAAAATTGAGGGCAGCTTCCATGAACTTTGGATCGATAACAGGACCTTTACTTTCCAAAAGTATGTCTGCGTTCTCTTGCACAACCTTTTGAAAGTCCTTCACGAAGGCTTTTCTCCTTCTCTCAAGATACCAAGATTCGCCCGCTTCGAACGCGCCCTTCGCATCATTGAAAGCCCTCCATTCCGACGTATATGAGCTTACGATTGGAATGTGATATTTCGTTATCTTGCCCTTCCAAGAATTTTCTGTTGTTTCAACAACTAAAAATGAACAACTTTGAAAGTTGTTTTCAGGAGTTCCAAGATTGATCGACTTCTTGGTTGGATCATTGAAAAACAATCCAGTGTAGTGTTTGAGGAAGAAATCGCTTCCATCTGGATATCTCTTTCCATTCGGAAACGTCGGAGCAGTAAGTGAACGTTGCCAAGAAATCAACAAATATGCAGCTCTTTGTTCCTCTGTCCACTTACTATAGTGTTTCTCCATCCAGGCATCCATATTCTTGATGCCAACACAAGAGTAATAATCGTACTTATATCCAACGGTGTTTTCTGGATTTTCTTTTGCCCACTTTTTGAATGAGCGAAGAGCCTTATCTAGGTTGATTAGCATGGTTTCACCATATCAGATTCCAACCGGAATTTCAAGAAAATTCACTTGATGCCAGTAAGTGCTGCCTCAAGCATCAAGCATCTCAGTAAAGGATGACAACCTTTACAAGCTTTCCTTCCACAGGATTATCAACCTCAACGAGGTAACGTTCCTTTACAACCTTCGCAGGCGAAGGAACAAGCTCATCAACTCCAGTCACAACCCAAGAATGACTTCCAAGGTCATAGACACTCTTTGCAACTGGAGCGTTTTGAAGGTCTTCTGGAAGCTTTTGAAGCTCCGCGATAAGCTCTCGAACCGTAAGAAACGTTCGAGCCGTGCTTTCCTTTTGAACTGCGCTAGTCATGGGAATTCCTTTCAAGCTCGGGGTCAATGGTCATTGCCGTGAAGAGCAACCTCGTACACACGAACAAGACTTCGAAGATATTCAACTTCGCGCTCCAATTCACGCACGCGAGTCACAAGCTTTCGCTCGGTATAAGTCGTCTCGAAAAAGTGATGGTCACGGAAGAAGATATGAACCAAGGGTGGATTTCCACCAAACTTCATCACAATCCGTCCCGGAAGAGCATCAAGAATTTCTTTTTGCAAGTTTCGAAGCATCGGAGCACGAATGAAATGTCCGCCTTCGTTGGACTCTTCCACACGAAGAAACTTCTCATGCTTCAAGAACAACTTCCGAACCACTTCAATGTCTTCCGCAATTTCCGCTTGCGAAACTTCGACTGCCTTTTGTTCGTTTCCAATTCCAAACATGTCTTCTCTCACTTCTTTTCTGGTACGAGCGGGTTGTTTGCCTTGCGTGCCTTTTCCAAGTGGAACTGAATGTCCGCCTCGGCTTCAAGGTCTTTTCGAATTTCTGCCAGAAAAGCAAAAGCTGCTGGCGTCTTCTTGTTCAGAAAATCCGGAAGGATATATTTGCGGAAATAAAGAGACTGTAGGAGAAACTCCTCCTCACTCAACCTCTTCTTTTTCTGTTGTTCTTTCTTGGACATTTTTTGTCACTTCTCGCTGGTAAGACCAGCCTCCGCGAGCTTCCGCGTATCCTCCGCCGTTTCACCAACAAAACGCTTATGCGTCTTCTTGGTTTCCGTGGTGTTCCGTTGCAGTTCCTCGAACTGCCAGTAAAGTTCCGTCACCACTTGCTTGTTGAGATTTCCATTTTCGAGGTCGCTTCGGAAAGCTTGAAGCTTCACCGCAAGCTGGTCTGCAACTGCAAGTAGCTTCATCTGATCGGTGTGGAATTCGACTGCCTTCGACACCACGCTCGGCTTGACCTTCTTCGGCTTCGACTTGAGCGAAATGCGATAGAGCTTGGCGAAGCAGTGAGCCATGTACTTACTGAAATCGGTGCCGAGGTCGTTTTCCGAACGCCGAAAATATGCCGTTTCTTCCGAAAGGCTCTTCCAAACGAAGAGCTTCTTCTCGCCACGAATAACCCTCTCCAAGATGCCCGTACT